GGCTATATCGCCGCCAAAAATGGCGGCTTTATGAGCCCCATCAGGACACCGCTTCCGCTTTAGCCTGGCGGTTACCGAACCGACCGGCTTGCTCTTCCCAGAACTTGAACAGAGCGCGGATCACGTTGATTTCTCCAACACCACACGCGCCGCAGCCTTGACAGCACGGGCAACCGCAACATCGAGCAAGCCCCTCAACCGGGCACGGAGCCGAGGATCATCTGGGAAAATATTATCGGGTATTGAGCCAAGCTCGGAGAGCATAAGTTCCAGTGGCGCATCGTAATCGACCCTAACGCGAACAGGTAGCCCATCGCTATCCTCAATTTCAATCTCCATAATTCAAATCCTAGTCTTTTGTGGTCATTGAATTTCACCATCTCATAAACTTGTTGAACCGCGCTAGAAGTCTTCCCAGCCGACCGTTTGATCCGAAATTCAAGGCCGCGTGCGCACGATCGTAAAGGCCGCCGTCGCCGGACTCGTTGTTCTGGCGTAGATCGCCACGGTCTGACGACCACCACGAATCGGAAGCGAAGCTGATGCCGTCCGACTTCTTGTTCGGATGGCCGTAATCTGGACCGGCTGAATACCAAGGATCGCGCGACATGCTTACCAACCTTCCCTTTGATTTGAAAAGCGCAGCGAGCCCGGACTCGCGCCAAACCATGTGTCTTGCGCAAATTTTGGCTCAGGCTTCTCTTTATTCACGCCATCATCATCCGACGCCGTCAGACCTTCACGCTCACGCTCAGCCAAAATGTATTTAGCCTTGTCGTCAGTCATGCGCGTCACGCCGAGCATAAAAGCAGCGGCATAAGCAAGACTTTCTGCATCAAGAAAATGGTTGTCGCGGCTCGTCTGCACCCACGTATAACCGCCACCTTGTTTGCGGACGCGGGCCTCAGAAACGATCTGCTTACAGTAAGCCTCGGTCGCATCGCTTGGTAGGTGCCAGCCGCCTGGCTGGTCGCTCGGCCAGCGAAGACGTTGATGGACCCAGCTTTTCAGGAAATCGGTATCAAGCCGCACCAAGTCCAATCCGAACTTGGACGAACGGCCCTTTAAATCAACATCTATGCGCTTCACACTCAGCGGTGCATCACGGCGGTCGAACCCTTTCGAGGCGAAGCACTGCCGATGGTGACGCCGGCAGAAGTTATAGACCATGTGCTCCGGCGTTGTGTCCTTCTTGCCCGGACGAAAACCAGCGTCAATGAAGCAGCGACGGATATATAAGCCGCCCCAACGCTTCGCCAACAAGTCAGCAAGGTCGGTCCAGACGTGGTCTAACGCGGTTTCACCCCAAAGCTCGCCTGCTTCTATCAACCAGCTTTCTTGCCGAGCACCCCAGGCCCGGATAACGTACACAAGCCGGTTTCCCTGCGTGTCTACTCCGCAGGTTAAATACACAGCCCCAGCCGGAACGGCGCCCATTGAATAGGTAGCTAATCGAAGCTTCGCCACTTCTTCCCAAGGCAACGCGTCAGCGGCCGTAGGCGCCCAGAGCTCGCCAAAACTGGCATTAACAACGGTCTGGACGCTGTGCATATCGCCGGAATTCTGAGCATCCTGATACTCATTTGCTCTCTCGCCGAATGTGCGGAACGGAGAGCATAAACCTGAGACCCAGAAACTGGCTGTGGTACTCTCGGGAACGTCACCACGGACAGTTCCATCAGGGCCGACAGATTGGCCGGGGGCAATAAATACGCCTCGCTTATTCATTTCCGCTTTGTCCTTTTCGGTAGATGCGGTCCCGCCGCACTTCGGGCAGATCACGGCGGCGTTCTTCAGATCCAAACAGGAAAAACGGGGTATGTAATAGCTGCCACACTGCAAACAGGGCCACGTCCAGTGGCACCGGGTGCCGGCCTGAAAGAGGTCCCAAATCTTGCTGTCCGTGTCGCTGTTCGGCCCCCAGAAAGCTAAGCCGCTCTCAGGATCGGTGATAATTTCGGCTAAGCCGGCACTTGGCGTGCTCGTACATGCGTGCACAAAATCCGCAAACGCGTCCCCGCGGCGATCAATCAAGCCGATCGGATCGCCCTGGTGTTTGATGTTGGCCGCGAGCTCGTCCACTTCATCAGTAACTGCAAGTCCGATGGACTCACTCTTCAGAGCCGAACTAGAGCCACCATGTGCGAGAAATAGCGGAACGCCGGAGACGACCTTGCGCGTCTTACTCATCCGCTTGCCGCGCGCTACCTTGTCGGCAAGGCTTGGTGCCTCATCTAACAACTGCATAATGCGCGGCTCGAACCGCTCAGTTGCGATCTGGCGGGAAGGAGCCACATAAATGACCGGACACGGCGCCTGATCGAGGCGCTGACCAATGACATCCAGGAGCAACTCTGTTTTTCCAGACTGAGCTGAACAGCAAAGCACCACCCGGCGCCACCTACGCGATGCGATAGCCCGCGCGACCGGAATGACATACGGGGTCAGACCCGGATCACGCGGGTTAGGATGACCCGTGCTTGAGCCATAGGTTCGATTTGCGCGAGCCCAAGCGTCCGGCGTAGTCTTGATAACGGGACGGCCAAGCCTAGCGGACCGAGCAAACAGTTGATTAAACCTCATCATCTACCTCTAAAGGAACAGCAATTGAACCATTTGCACGTAGTTCTGCCGTGCGTTGTTCGAACTTGTCGCAGACCCGGTGGGACAACGCGTCGACTATTTTTGCGATTTGCTCGCGGTCTTCCAGGTCGCGAGTGAGACGCGCCGGCAACCCGTCCAATTCCGTCCGATAGGTGCCGACGATCTCATCGAGAACAGCGATGCATTCTTCGGTGTCGACGAGCCGGTGCTCCCGCTCGTCATTCTGCAAGCGGAGGGACCGGGCGCGTTCGAGCAGCACGGCCTCTTTCGCGTCTGACGCTGGGGTACGCTCATGGGCATCTTTGAGCCATTGGACATAGGCCTTAAGGGATGCCGCGAGTTTAAAGCCGTTCTTGCCACGCGGCAGGACACCTTCCGCCGCCAACTGTTGAATGCGGCGAGCCGATAGACCGAGCAGAGCAGCCAAAACAGGGCTGCTCGTTTCGTATTCAGCTAAGTTTTTAGGCGCAAAAATGGGCATAAAAGCCTCCGATGCGAAGCGAAACCCGAATTTCAAAAACGCAAAAACACGCAAAAAGGGCACTGACTAGCCAGCGAGCCGGTGGGGTAAGCGAAAAGGACCCGGCCGCTATATTTGGACGTGACTAACGCCCGCACGGCCGGCCATGTTTGGCACTACTTTCTGATGCTGCGACGCACGTGAACAACACGTGTTTGATAGGAGCCCTCTCGCTCCATCTCGGCGTACATCTCGCGCCACGACCTAATGCGCCTGCTCTGCTTCTTGTCTTCGCGCACGTCGTGTTGTTGTTGCTTATCGATTGTAATCATCGTTTGTACGACCCATCAACAATGTGGCCAGATGCATAGCCTATCGGGGCGGCGTCGAGTTCACGTCCCATCTGCCGATTCCAATCAGCGAGATCTTTAAGGTCGTTGAGATTGAATGTTCGAGTGACCCGGCCTTTGGCGGGTGCTGCTTTCTCCCCAACACCACGCGTACGCCGCTGGCCACGGATGAAGGCTGACTTGATTTGGAACTCGCTCAACGTTTCCTTTGCCAGCAACTGGCGCGCAATCTCATTCACGCCACCAATAAACTTTGGTAGGTCGCTTCGCACCCGTTGCCGAAGGGCTTCTCGCCATTCCAGCGAGCCACCAATGTCTGCATCATCGGTTGCATAGTTCTCCGAAGACAGCCTGAAACCGCCAATTGCATCGCCTTCCTGGCCGGCAAGCATGACCAAACCATGGAGCGTTGGCGCAACGCTTTTTACGTCTTGAACCATGGTACAGCCATCTGCTCCATCGTCAGGGATGATTGTCGTGCTTGAAACCCGCAGGCCGTAGTAAAGAGCGGCTCCGGCGTGAAATGCTTCGTGCCATGCGACGGCGATTGCGCGTTCGCTGGCGTGGCGTCGCGTCGCCACAACCGGTTTGGTCGGCGCCTTGCGGGCTGGCGACGGATCCCGCAACAAAGCGCTTTCCCGCGCCTTCTTGCCGACGTCGACAATCGGCGAGCCGTTCCACGTTCCGCGCAGTTCCGGTTGGGTAAGTTTGCGCTGATCGTACGGCTCGATAGCGAGCTTGCGAAGCTCGGGATTACGCTCGTAGACAATCGCAAGTTGTCCCGCAGTTAGGTCCTTGAGCAATCGCCCCGTCCTCGGGTCGCGTGGCTCGTTGCCTGGCGGGATAACAACTGAAATGCCACCGGCGTTAGTGTGACGGAAAAAACTCATTTAATATTCTCCAAATTGGAAGTGTGTTTGATGAAAGGTGCAGCCGGGAACTGAATGCAGGTACAGCCCCCGGCCGCGAAGGCGTCGTCGCGGCGTACCATTTCCGCGCCAACGCCTGGTTGGTTGATCAGCTAGCCTTCGCCCACGGCTTCTTACCGTAAGTGGCAGCCTGCTCGTCAAACGACTTGCCGAGATCGGCGGAGCGTTCTCCCTTCTCGATCAAATCGGAATGCGTCCGCAGCGACTGGATCGCGAGATCGAGAAAGTCGCCCTGGAAAAAACCGAACGCGCCAGGTACCCAATGCTCGATGCCCTGCAGAACATGGGTGGGATAGTGGCCGGTTGCAGGAAGCGATCCGACGATTTCAGCGATCTTGCGGGTAGCTTCGGCTGCTGCGGGCTTGGCCTTTTTCAAGCTATCAGCCAGATCACGGCACTGTTTCGCCGACGCCTCCCGTGCAACACGATCCCGTTCGGCCGTCAGTTTCTGTTCGAGATCGGCGACCTCACCTTCGACTTTGGCGATAGCCGCTTGGGTTGACCGCAACCGAGACTCGGCAGCGAAGAGTTGACCCTCCAACGATTGCAGATTGGAAGCCTCGTCGACGAGTGCCGAGCTAACCAGGTCGCCGAGTTCATCGGCACGCTGGCGAACCTCGCCATACTGTGCGCGAAGTTGACCAAGCTTTGCCAGCTTGTCGGCCACTTGTTTTTCGAGGCTTGCGATAGAGTTGCTTTTGATAAGATTTAACACTTCGATATTTCCTCTGATGTGAAGTTAGGTGCCGGTTTCGCCACGCCAGTCGAATGCATTACGACCGCAGCCTGACGTGGCGCTGTTTCGGACCATTCCGGCAGGTGCCGAAGGATAGCCACGGTCGTGTCTGTGAAAAGGTTGCCGCCGTGGCGGCGAGAATAGGCTTCCAGGCGGCCAGAGAAGGCCGCTGGTAGCTTTGATTGCTAGGAGTTCCCCCTTGGTACCCCTTCCCACGCCGTCGCATGGGCGGGGCGCTGTGGGCGCAGATGGTTCAATTCATGTAATCAATAACCGGCCCGTCGCGGTGCAACCAATTGACAAAC